ATTATGGGGGGGATCAGGGGGGGCCATGAGATATGTCTAGAGCGCTAGAACAGCGTAAGCTAACCACAAGACAGAAGGCGCTGGTTGAAGCGTATGTTGCAAACGGCGGTAACCTGACAAAAGCCGCAGAAGAAGCAGGATACTCCGAAGGGAACAGCGGAAGAGTGACTGCATGGAAGGCGATGAAGACACCCCATGTGCAGCAGTATCTGATGCAGCAGACAGCAGAGGTGTTCAGTATGCACGCAGCGATGGCAGTAGGTAAGGTCGCTGGGTTAGCTAAGAGCGCGAAGAGCGAGTATGTTCAGCTAGAAGCGGCTAAGGATTTGCTAGATCGTGCTGGGTTCAAGCCGATAGATAGGGCACAGGTGCAGGTAGCAGGTGATATCCGAGTGCAGATAGACCTTGGCTAGTTCTCCTGTGCTTTTTTCCCTGTCAGCCTGATTGACGGGGGTAGGGGGGAAAATGTGTAGTGTTCCAGTGGTAAGTGATCCACCACTCGTATTTTTTCCCAAAAAGGTTCGCTATCAACTTGGAGTGATTTATGGCTAGATATGATAAGAAGCCTGAGAAGGCTGTAAGGTCTGACACTAGTTTGGCGAAACAGAAGCTGAAGAGCATTGGGTATGGCAAAGACACCAGCGTGGCAGAGGAAGGCGGGGAAGAATCCTGAGGGTGGCTTGAACGCTGCTGGTAGGGCTTCTTACAATCGCGAGACTGGAGGTAGCTTGAAGCCTCCTGTTAAGTCTGGGGATAATCCTAGACGTGCTAGTTTCTTGGCGCGGATGGGTAACATGCCGGGTCCAGAGAAGGATGAGAAGGGAAGACCGACTCGCCTCCTTCTCAGCCTAAAGGCATGGGGCGCTAGTAGTAAGGATGATGCCAAGGCCAAGGCGCGGGCCATTAGTCGTCGCCTCAAAGCTAAGAAGGATTGACGCTATGTGCATGGGCGGAGGCAAGGTTAAGACTGCTGAGGATTATTATAACGAGATGAAGGTTGAGCCTGCGCCGCTTCCTTCGTTGACTACTGATCCTGTCAAGCGGACTGGTCCGGCTTATAAGAAGTTTCGGACTGGTGCTGAGCGGCGTTCTCTTCTGACGATGGGGATGATGAATGCCCAGCAATGAGAACTATGTGCGCGACTACTCTATGAGTGGCGAGGGCAAATACGACAAGTCTGCTAAGCGGATGGCTGCGAATCGTGCGCGCAAGAAAGCCCGCTATGAGATGGAGAAAGAAGGCAAGGCTGAGCGGAATGATGGGAAGGATGTTGACCACAAGAATGGCAACCCGACCGACAACTCAAAGAAAAACCTTCGAGTGATTTCCAGAGCGGCCAATCGTTCTATTGCCAGAAACAAGAACGCAGGGAAACTGAACAATGGCTGAGTCTAAGGTCAATGAGGCTGGGAACTATACAAAACCGGGAATGCGGAAGAGTTTGTTTCAGCGCATTAAGGCTGGAGACAAGGGTGGGAATCCCGGTCAGTGGAGTGCGCGGAAAGCGCAGATGCTGGCAAAGCAGTATAAGGCCAAAGGTGGAGGGTATACTTCATGAGCAAGTCTTCTAAGCACTACTTGGCAAGCGGCAAGGTTTATACTGGTCCTGTTCACAAGACCGGGAAGGAACTCATGACTGGCGCAACGCACACTGCGAAGAGCCAGAAGCTGACGCACACACCACCCAAGGTGAAGAAATGAAGAAGCCTCAGAAGTCCTTGGTTGCGTGGACGAAGCAGGAGTGGACCACGAAGAGTGGTAAACCTTCTACGCAAGGCCCTAATGCCACGGGCGAGAGGTATCTTCCCAAGAAGGCTATTCAGGCGTTAAGCTCTGAAGAGTATGCCAGAACCAGCGCAGCTAAGAAGCAAGCGACTAAGGCTGGCAAACAGGTGAGCAAGCAACCCAAGACAATCGCAGACAAGGTAAGGAAATACCGAGATGGCTGATAACATGAAGCTTGGTGGCGGTGGTCGCTTTAAGAAGTTGACCAAGGAGTTGGCAGCTAAAGGTGTGAAAGACCCGAAGGCTTTGGCGGCAAGCATTGGTCGCAAGAAGTATGGCAAGACCAAGTTTCAAGAAATGGCGGCTAAGGGCAAGTGAGCTTCATCAGCACAATCGGAAAACAAGACTTGGACCTTCTTCGCGGCATAGTGAGGAAGGTTCATTTGGCTTATGTCCCCAAGGAACACGCCACCAACAAAGAGTGCGACAAGCTGATTGAAAGCTTGGGGCCAGAGATTGCAGAGAAGATGATCCGCTTTGGAGTGGACAAAGGACTTCGATGATCGACTTCAAGTATAAGCCTGATGGTGAAGTGCTAAAGCAGTTCATGAAGGACGATACTTTTTTTCGTGGCATCAGGGGTCCAGTTGGCAGCGGCAAGTCTGTCGGCTGTTGCGTTGAGGTGTTTCGTCGCGCCTTGATGCAGGCAAAGGGGCCGGATGGTAAGCGCAAGAGTCGATGGGCCATCATCCGAAACACAAACCCACAGTTAAGAACGACGACGATCAAGACTTGGCTGGACTGGTTCCCAGAGAATGACTGGGGCAAGTTTACTTGGTCAGTGCCTTACACGCACAACATCAAGAAGGGCGACATGGAGCTTGAGGTTATCTTCCTCGCCCTTGATCGACCCGAAGATGTGAAGAAGCTTCTGTCACTAGAACTTACGGGCATCTGGATCAACGAGGCCAGAGAGATTCCCAAGAGCATTATTGACGCCTGCACCATGCGTGTCGGTCGCTACCCTTCTATGCGTGATGGTGGCCCTAGCTGGACTGGCGTGATTGCAGATACCAACGCGCCGGAAGAGGATCACTGGTGGCCGATCATGTCGGGCGAGGTTCCGATTCCAGACCACATTCCGCGAGAGCAGGCCAAGATGCTGGTGAAGCCAGACAACTGGCGCTTCTTCACCCAGCCTCCCGGCATGTCAGAGGTAAGGGACGACGAGGGATCGGTAGACAAGTATGTCCCGAATGCTCTTGCTGAGAACCGCAAGAACATGATGCAGAGCTATTACCCCAATCTAATTCAGGGCAAGACCAAGAGTTGGATTGATGTCTATGTGATGAACCGCCTTGGCACCATTCAGGATGGGAAACCAGTGTATCCTATGTTCGCGGCAGAGGCCCACATTGCCACAGAGGAGGTTCCGATTGCTGCGGGGCTTCCTGTCTATGTCGGATTGGACTTTGGTCTGACGCCAGCGGCTGCGATTGGTCAGAAGATCAGGGGCCGATGGCTCATCCAGTCTGAGATCGTGGCAATTGACATGGGGATTGTCAGGTTTGCTGAGGTTCTACGCAACGAACTGGCAACTAGATTTGCGGCAGCGGGCGAAACTATCATCTATGGTGATCCGGCTGGCGATTTCAGAGCGCAGACAGACGAATCCACGCCGTTCCACATCCTTCGTGGCGCTGGACTGAGGGCATTTCCTGCTCCATCCAACTCTCCAGACCTGCGGATTGAGGCTGTTGCGTCCCAATTGACTAAGATGGTGGAGGGAAAGCCAGCGTTTCTCATAGATCGCAGGTGTTCGACCATCATCAAGGGCTTCGAGGGTGGCTATTCCTACAAGCGGATGGAGGTTTCGGGAGAGCGGTATGCCGACAAGCCCGACAAGAACATGTATAGCCACGTTCATGACGCCTTGCAGTATCTTCTTCTCGGCGCAGGCGAGGGACGAGCCTTGATGAACTCACAAAAACCAGCACAGGTTACGGTCGCAAAGCGTGACTTTAACGTGTTTGAGCGGCAAGATAAGCCCAAGCGCAGGCAGGGACTCTGGGCCAGAATGTAATTCAGCGAAGCTGCTTCGCTGTTTTGTGCATTGATGCAATCGCGCATCTGTGCTTTTCCAAGGGAAACATAGGAGGCAACCATGTGTTTCAAGAGCGCGGGACCAAGTCCCAAAGAGAATAAAGCTGCTGCTGAGCAACAGGTAGAAGCAGAAGTTGCAAAAGAAGAAGCAATCCAAGAAAAAGCTGTCCAAAAAAAGCAAGATATTGGCGCAGCACTCGATATGCGGATAGCAAATGCTGCTAAACGTGGCGGCTCTGGTCGTCGCTCCTTGTTCACATCTCCCGGCGGCGGTGCTGGCTACCTGAGCAGGTTTGAATAATGAAAGACCCCTTGGCCAAGAAGTATCTAGATCGCTACCAAAAGGCCAAGGCTTTTCGGGAGAACTGGGTTCCGTTGTTTGAGGAGTGCTACGAGTATGCGCTTCCTCAGCGCGAGTCGTTTTACTATGAGGAAGCTGGTCAGCGCCGCGACGATAGAATCTTTGACGAGACTGCCGTGGTTGGTGTGCAAGAGTTTGCTAGCCGACTGCAAAGCGGCCTTGTGCCTAACTTTGCGCGGTGGGCCGACCTTGTTTCCGGCTCAGAGGTTCCGCCAGATCAGCGCGACTCAGTAGACAACGACCTTGATTCGGTCACTGAGTATGTCTTCGAAATCCTTCAAAGCTCCAACTTTAACCAAGAAGTCCATGAGTCGTTCATGGATTTGGCGGTTGGCACTGGCGTCTTGGCTGTAGAAGAGGGGGACTCAATTAACCCTATCGTCTTCTCAGCAGTTCCGTTGCCGCACATCGTCTTAGATACTGGGCCTGATGACCGCATCGACCATGTGTTTCGTGAGCGGAAGAAGGTTCGATACGCTGATCTGGAAATCCTCTATCCCAAGGGGACGTTTGACCAAAAGGTTATGGCTCGCATGAAGGGCGACGACACGACCACTGTGCTTGAGGTGGTGTGCCGCGACTACGATCTTCGCAATGAAGAGGGTTACTACCACTACGCAATCTGCATGGAGACGCAGACTGTCTTGCATAAGAAACAGATGAAGGGCGTTGGCTCCAATCCGTTTGTTTGCTTCCGCTGGTCAAAGTGCGCTGGTGAAGTCTATGGCCGGGGCCCGCTTCTCAATGCTCTTTCTGCTATCAAGACCACGAACCTGACGATTGAGTTGATCCTTGAAAACGCTCAGATGTCGATCAGCGGTATCTACCAAATGGAAGACGATGGGGTGATCAACCCCGATACAATCCGTTTGGTTCCCGGCACGATCATTCCCAAGGCCATGGGAAGCCAAGGCTTGCAGCCCATCAATGCTGCTGGTCGGTTTGACGTGGCCCAGCTTATCCTAAGCGACATGCGCTTGAACATTAAGCGGGCGCTTTACAACGATATGCTGGGCAACCCAGACAAGACGCCTGCCACGGCTACGGAAGTGGCTGAGCGCATGGCCGACCTTTCGCGGCGCATCGGTTCCGCCTTTGGCCGACTGCAAGCTGAGTTGGTTCAGCCCGTTCTTCAGCGCGTGATCTATATCCTGAAGAAGCAGGGCCGCATTCAGATGCCAGTGATTAATGGCCGCGAGGTCAAAGTTCGCTCGGTGTCTCCGCTGGCACAAGCTCAAGCCAATCAAGACATCTCGAATGTCGCCCGCTACTTGCAGCTTGTTGGTGGAACCTTCGGCCCTGAGATGTTGCAGCTTCTCATTGATGGCGAAAAGACTGCTATTCACTTGGCGAAGAAGTTTGGTGTTCCAGAAAGCTTGATCCGCGACGAAGACCAGCGTAAGCAGATAGCTGCAATGGCGCAGCAGTTAGCGCAGCAACAGTCTGGAGCGCAACTTGGTCAACCAGCCCAAGGTTAACATCGGCATAGACGGCATGACTCGATCAGTCGAGCAGGACAAACAGATCAGTCAGAACATAGCGGAGGTCTTCTCATCCCCCACGGGAAAGGAAGTTCTCCGCTATCTTCGTTCAGTGACCATCGAAATGGTCAGTGGACCCAGCATTAGCACAGAAGAATTGCGGCACTTAGAGGGGCAGCGTTATCTCGTCGGCCTTCTTGAGCGCCGCATTTCCCATGCACACAGGAGCAAACAATGAGCGAATCCCTCTTGGGCGCTGCACCGCAGGATACAACTGCTGCACCGCAGAATAGCCAGATCACTGACGCAGTAACTCAAGCTGCACCACAGCAAACTGATTCTTCTCAGCGCCCCGAATGGCTCCCTGAGAAATACAAGTCTCCCGAAGACTTGGCTAAAGCCTACAAAGAGCTTGAGGGCAAGCTTGGCACACGCGACGAAGAGTTGCGTAAGAAAGTGATTGAGGAGCTTCAGTCTGAGGCATACAAAGATCGCCCTGCATCTGCTGGCGAGTATGCCCTTCCAGACTACGTTGACTCGTCTGAGATTGGCGACAATCCGTTGCTGAAGTGGTGGGCCGATCACTCATTCGAGAACGGATACTCTCAGGATGAATTTGAAAGCGGCATCAAGACCTACATGGATTCGCTTCCAAGCCCTGTGGACTTGGGCGCAGAAGTTAAGAAACTAGGGGACAGCGCAAACCAACGCATTGAAGCTGCGTCAATGTTTGCAAACAAGTTTTTCCCCAAAGAAACTTTGCCTGCCATTGAGCGTCTGTGCGAAAGCGCAGAAGGCATTGTTGCCCTTGAGGTAATGATGGACGCAATGAAGGATGGTAGCTTTGCTCAAGGCGCGAATCCGGCAAGCGGCACTTCCGAAGCGGACCTGCGCGAGATGATGCGGGACGAGCGTTACTGGAACCCATCCAAGCGCGACAATGACTTCATCAAGAAGGTCGATGCAGGGTTCAAGAAAATCTATGGCTAAGCCGTTCCTTGAAGAGCGTGGCCTACGGCTTGTGGCGTTAGAACAGCGCCACATCCTACCCTTCGTAGCCAATCTTAGCTCAGAAAACCTTAGAGAGTTTGAAACACTCTATGAGCGGTCGCCTCTCGAATCACTTGAGGCTATCGTTCACAATCCTCTGGTCTATGCTGTGGAGAAGGATGGTCAGGCATTGGCGGTGACTGGCATTGATCCAGATCACGGCTTTATGTGGGCCATGTTTAGCAAAGACATGCGGAAACACTGGATTAGTTTTGCCAGAGCTTCAATCAAATTGATGGCTTTCTACAATCTGCTGCATCCGCGCCTAACCTGTGATGTTTGGACAGAGAACGAGATGATCCATCAGTGGTTAGTTTCTCTTGGCTTTTTGCCAGAACGTGATATTCAAACTGCAAATGGACAAGTGGTCATCCGTTTTGTGCGTTGCAGTCCACAAGTAAAATCTGGTGAGACTGTGACATCACGGCCCGTGCTGCACTGAGAGGCCCGCAAGGACACCCTCGTTGAAGTGAGAAGGCGGATACCCGTCCGACCGCAACTTCAACATGGACCTTGAAAATGGCAAACACTATCGACCAAGCCTTCATCAAGCAGTTCGAGACCGAAGTTCACATGGCGTATCAGCGCATGGGTTCCAAACTGCGGAACACTGTTCGCACGACCAACGTGACGGGTTCGTCTGCTCGCTTCCAGAAAATCGGCGCTGGCTCTGCCTCGACCAAATCCCGCAATGGTATGGTCACTCCGATGGAACTGGCTCACACCTACGTCGAAGCAACGATGGCAGACTTCTACGCTGCCGAATACATCGACAAGCTGGACGAACTGAAGATCAACATCAACGAGCGTCAAGCTGTTGCTCAGTCGGCTGCTGCCGCTCTGGGTCGCAAGACCGACGAGATTTTGATCACCGCTATGGACGCAGGCGCAAACGGAACCCAAGTCAACTCGGCTGCTGCTGCTGTTGAAAAGGCTGACATGCTGACCCTGTTCGAACTGTTCGGCACCAATGACGTTCCCGAAGATGGTCAGCGTTACATCGCTATGCACCCGAAGGGCTTTGCGGACCTGTTCAACATCACCGAGTTTGCTTCCTCGGACTTTGTTGGCCCGCAGAACCTGCCGTTTGCTGGCGGCATGACCATGAAGGAATTCCTTGGCTTCAAGATTTTCTCGACCTCGGCGGTTACGGCTGGCAAGAACTTTGCCTACCACACCTCCGCAGTCGGCCTCGGCATCAACGCCGATGTGCAGACGGAAATCAACTATGTGGCCGAGAAAGTCTCGCACCTTGCAACTTCGATGATGTCGATGGGCGCTATCGCAATTGATAGCAACGGCATCTACGAACTGCTCGACAACAACTGATAAGGAGAATCAGATATGGCTTTTACCGCTTCTAGTCTGACTCGCCTTGCTGGCGCTTCGGGCGTTTCGCTGTGGCACTACTCCACTGCCGACACGCTTGGTGATGTCAACACCGCTGGTTACTTTAACTCGGCATCAAACATGCTCAACATCAACGATGTTATCATGGCCGTTACCGAAACTGGTGGCACCCCGGTTGTGAGCCACACCTATGTCAACGCAAACAGCGGCGGTGTCGTTGATGTGGTGAATGGTGTTGCTATCACGAACACCGACTCCGACTAAGAAAGGAGAGGGGGGCTTCGGCCCCCCTAACCCCACATGCCCGCAAACACCGCAATCAAAGTATGCTCCCGCGCCTCCATCCTAATGGGTGGTTCTGCCATTACTTCATTCGAGGATGGAACGGTTGAAGCTGATGTCTGCGATGCAATGTATGAAGACCTTGCGCGGGCTTCTCTGACCAATACTCGTTGGCGCTTTGCCACTAATCAGGCAACCCTGACTCGGCTTGCAACTGCACCAACTGGCCGCTTCGATGCGGCTTATCAGCTTCCGTCTGGCATGATTATGCTGAACGCAATCACTGTGAATGATCTGCCGATTGAGTATGACATCTATGGTGACAAGGCTTACTGCAACGCAGTGGCCGCTGATACTGTCATTGCTGACTATGTTTTCCGCGCCGTTGAAGCCAACTGGCCTGCCTACTTCACCATTGCTGTGGAGTTTTCGATGGCGGCTTTGCTGGCTGTATCAGTGGCGCGGGATTCTCAGCTTGCTTCGCTCATGGAGCAAAAGGCCAATCTCTACATGATGCAGGCTCGTCGTCTTGACTCTCAACAGCAGACTACGCGCAAGCTCAACACTTCGAGGTTCATTGCTCAAAGGCGCAGCTAATGCAAAAGGTCAGAGTCCCAATCAATAGCTTTCAGTATGGGGAAGTCAGTGGCTCTTTGCTAATGCGCGTTGACAGTCCAGTCTACGCATCCTCGGCTCAATCGCTAGAAAACATGATCGTAATGTCTGAGGGGTCCGTAAAGAAACGTTACGGGCTCAAGCACATTTACGACTATGGCATTGTCTTTGACTCCGCTAATCCCGCTCAGTCCCACCTGTTTAAATTCGTCTTCTCCGACGATGAGCAGTATTTGGTTTCCGTTGAGCATGAGCAGGTTCGTTGCTTCTTCCTCAATCCGAATGGCACTGTGACCCTAGAGGAAACAATCACTCAAGATACAAATGCTGATCCTTTGCCGTTCGATCAGGATTACCTGCAAGAATACACCTATGCCCAGTATGGCGATGTAATGTTCATCTGCCATCCGTTGTTCATGCCGCGAATGATCATTCGGACGGGCCTTACCAGCTTTGAGGTAACTCCGTTTTCGTTTGACCAGCGATATGATGGCCTGAAAACCTATCAGCCTTACTCTAAGTTTCAGGCTACTGGTGTGACGCTTAATCCAAGCGGAACGACTGGATCGGTTACGCTGACCACAAGCGCACCACACTGGACAGCGGACCATGTTGGAGCCGTTGTTCGCTATGGTGAGGCAGAGATTGAAATTACTGCATACACCTCTTCGACTGTTGTGACTGGAACGGTGATCGACACACTTGCAATTAGATTGTCGGTCTTAAACCCACTTAGAACCACTGATGGCAGCACCAGAGTTGAGGTTACACAGATTGCTCATGGTTTTGCTGGTGGCGAAAGCGTTGTGATCTCTAATGCAAGCGCAACTGGTGGCATCAACGCTGGCAACCTTAATGGCACCAGAACTGTTGGTGGCGTGATTAATGAAAACACTTGGTATTTCACCGCTGGAGGCGCTGCGTCTTTGGCAGAAGATGGCGGTGGCTATGTTACCATTACAACTCACGCTCCAAGCGCGGACTGGGACGAACAAGCTTTCTCTGCGGTGCGCGGATACCCTGCGGCTGTAGTTTTTCACGAAAACAGACTGTGTTACGCAGGAACCTTGGCTCAACCCGACTCACTTTGGATGAGCGCACTTGGCGACTTCTTCAACTTCGATGTTCGCGATGCTGGAGATACGGATGCCATTGCTCTTGTTGCCGCTACTGGCACTGTGAATGAGATTAGATACCTAATCTCCAACCGTGATTTGCAAATCTTCGGTGCATGGGGCGAGTTGTATGTCCCTAGCTACCTTAACCAGCCAATTACGCCAACCAATGTGCAAATTCGGTTGCAAACTCCGTATGGGTGCGACCACGTTCAGCCAGTTTCGATTGACGGGGCAACAATCTACGTTCAGCGCGGCGGAACTGTTGTTCGAGAGTATCTCTACACAGATCGTGAAGACGCCTACACCTCGACATCTGTTTCTACGTTGGCTTCTCATTTGATTGTGACGCCAAAGTGCATGACTGTTACTCATGGAGCATTTGGTCAGGCTGAATCTTATGCGTTCATGTCAAATGCAAATGGGGATATTGCGCTCTTCAACTCCAACCGCGCTGAAAAACGTGCATCTTGGACTCGATTGACCACTGACGGAAACTTCTGTTCGGTTCTTGGCATTGGAACAAGAGTGTTTGCCAATGTCTATGATGCAGATGGCGATATGCACCTGTGCGAGTTTGACGGAGAAATTGGCCTAGACTTTTACGTCACTGGAACCGTTTCATCTAATTACATCACTGTTGGTAGCTCTTACAGTGTTGGCGATGTCGTTTCTGTCGTAAGTAATGATGGCCTTCAATACATTGGTCAAAGAACTGTTGTCCTAGATGGCGGTGTCAACAAAATTTCTATGACTGGATACACTGGAACCTACCACGTTGGTGTGGCCTTCCCAGTTAGCGTGACGACAAACCCAATTGATGCTGCGCTTCAGGGCGGGCCTAGAACTGGCGATGTCCGTGGCGTCTCTGCTGCTATCGTTGACTTGCGCTCAACTCGATCCGTAAAGGTAAACAACAGGGCTGCGTCGATAGACTCTACGTTCAGTGGCAAGAAGGAGTTTCGACTTCTTGGCTATGGGCGCGATCCACAGGTTACTGTATCTCAGAATGAACCGTTGCCGCTTCAGTTGAACGGCTTGATTGCGGAGTTGATGATCTAATGGACCCAGTTACTTTAATGCTGCTCTCCGCTGGCGTATCAGCCGCTGGCTCTATTTATGGCGGCATTGCTGCCAAAAGAACTGGTGAGCTAAACGCATTCAGCACGAAGACGGAATCAATCTTAGCTAAGGCTCAGGGCGTTCAGCAAGCAAACATGCGGAACGCTGCCTTTAAGGAAGCCATGTCTGCCGCCGATGCCGCCTTCTATGCTGCTGGTCGAGACATTGACCCATCTATTGAGGCGTTTAAGCGCAAGGAACAGAAGGTCTTTGGCGAAGACATCTCCGATCTAAACCTTATGACTCGCCTCAACGAACTAAAGCTAAGACAGCAAGGCGCAACTGAGCGCCGTGTTGGGCAGGAAGCTTTTATTGGCTCGTTGCTCAAAGCAACAGCAACTGGTCTTACTGCTTACTCAGATTATAGGGACACACGCTAATGGTCGAAATCAAACGTCAGACTCGCGAATTTGGCATCCAGCCTATTGGCGTTCTTCGGACACCGCAGGCTGGTCAGTCGATTGCTGAAGCCGTTGTCTCTGGCGCAGACCAAATTTATCGGCGCTCCTATGAGATTGCCCGCGATCAAGCTGTAAAGCGTGGCGGTGAACTTGCTGCTGAGACTGACATCAATCTCATCACCACCTTCGATGCCAACAACAAGCTTCCGATGGCAATGGAACTAACTCAGACTATGGGTCGGTTTTCGCGGGAAGCGTTTGAGAAGGTAGCTCTTCAACGCTTTGAGCAGGCTATTGCTGACGACATTCAGAACACAAAAGAGCTGATGCTCAACAGGTATCAGGACTCGCCCAAGGCTTTTGAGACTGCGTTCTCTCAGTATCTTGAAGGCACTGGTGCAAACGCATCTGGTTTCTATAAGCAGATCGTTGTGGATCGTGGCGCGTCTGCGCTGGAAGACGGACGCACCCGGCTTCAGATTGCTCAGATGAACAGAATCCGCGCTGAGGCTCAAGCTGCTAAGCAAAAGTCTGAAGACGCCTACATCGAAAGCATGTTTAACATTGGCGCATCTGGCGGTGCCGTTGCGTTTGACCAAGCTGACCGCGCTACTAAAGGAATAAATGCTCAACATATTGACTATGTTGATGCTGGAATTTCTCCAAACTCTAAGCCTGAATTTCTTGAGAAAGCTCGCACGGCTTACATGTCTGGTCGTTTGTCTGCTGCAATGGCCGATCCAAATGTGGCCGTGGATTCTGGCCTTATCCAACTCTACATGCAGAGCGGTGGCCAAAAGACAATCTATGAGATGATGGGCCCAGCAGCACGTGGTGTTGTCAAGCAAATGGAAGTCATGTCTGGGGTTGATGCTCCGATTGACTACATAAAGTTTGCCAATGAAAACAAAGATGTCTTTGAGATTTCAAAAGATGTTGGGGCTGCGATTGCAAACAATGCCAAAGCTAGGTCTGAGGCTGAAGCTGCCGCCGAAAAAGACAATGCTACGGTTTTTGATGTCACCTTGGCTCAGACTGTTGACTCAAACACCTATGCTGGCTATGGCGAATTTGGTTCAGCGACTCAAATCTATCAGGCTAGACAACAGCTCATTGATGAAATCTCTAAGTATGATCCAAGAGTTATTGGCCGGGACGCTTACAACTCGATCCTTTCTAAGATTAATTCTGCTGAGAAACAGTTGAACGAAGGCGTTGTTCGTCGTGTCTCGTCAATGCTGAATAGCCGTGATCCAAGCGGCCAAACATTGTCTGTCTTTGCGGAAGCTCTTGCTGCTGGGGATCAGGCAACTCTTGCCGATATTATGCCGCCAATCTTCTACAACATTCTTGCGCCAGAAGTTGCTGGAGAAGGTGGAACCCTTAGCTCTATTGCTAAAAGCTGGAAGCAAGGTGGCGACATTGCGCGGGCTAAAGAAAAAAGCCTGACGCAGATCAATATCACTGAAGATTCGACGGCCCTGAAGTCAATCTTTGGCGACGACACTGTTCCGTTTGCACAGAAGCAAGCTGCTTATGCTGCGTTTACCAAGAAGCATGGATCATACGCTGATCCAGAGATTGTTCAGTATGTTCAGTCAATCAACAGCGATCTGTCTTCCAAGATGACAACGCTTCAGAACGGCGAGAACCAGAAGAACTTCAATCTTGGCGCGGAAAGGATTTCAACTGGCACTACGAGCGCAAACTTCACCAGCAATATTGGAGTTCTTAACGCTCTTGCAGCAAAAACTGGTCAGACGGGAACACCTGCTCACATTGATGCTGCTTCAAAGGCAGTAACGGCTGCTGCATATAGCTCAATCTCAAACATTCTGTCGAACATCCCAGATGCGGCAATGCGCTCTCAGCAACTCAAAGCCGCATCTATCTACGCTGACACTGGAAATCCAAATGATGCTAAAAACTTGTTGCCTGAGTTGAAAGCTGAGATTGATAAAGCTCTTGGCACATCGACTAACATCGAAGGAAAGGTCGTCTCTGCAAATCGCACTAAGGTATCTGAAGAGCTTTCAAGTCAGTCTGAAGCTATTGCCAAGAGCTTTGCACAGACTCAAGCAATCCAGCAGGAGCAAACTGACCTGCAAAACTTGGGTGCTGGCACTTTGGTTGGCAAAACTGCGGAAGAAACCAGCCAGTTAGTCTCTCAGGCTGTTGGCCTTGCTTCGCTTCCAACTGATCTCTTTATGCGTCCTCCTGCCAATGAGGCTGAGGCAAATGCTGTTGCGCTAAGCATTGCCAATAGAGGCGTCATTCCTAAAGAGCTTAAGTATGCTGCCTCTCAAATTTTGAATGGCACAGCTTCCGCTGAGCAAGCTCAGATCATTCTTGGCTATGTTCGCTCAAATCTTTTCACTGTTGATGCAACTGGAAAGATGTCTGTGAACGAAGGCGTTGTTCGAGAGTTTCAGGGCGATGCCGCAAAACTTGAGGCACTTGTTAGTGCTGCTGAGATGGCTCCAATTGGCGCTGAAGGTTCTTATGTCGTTGCCGTTGGCGATAGACTGCGCGACCCAATGTCTGACGAAATCTTCAAAGAACTTACAAGCTACGACAATCCCGCTCAGATGCTGGCAAACCTTGGCGTTCCATCTTCATTGATGGATGAGTTTGTTCCACTGGCAATGGCAATGGCAACTGTTCATCGTGGCAATGCCTATGGGATCATGGAGAAGGCCGTTGAGAAGCGGTTTACTCAAAATCCTAATGGCTATGATCCCCTGACTGGTGGATCAACTGTTCGCCATCATCCTGAAAGCTTTGGTTACGACATCAAGGCTTTTGAAAGCGGCGTTGCTGAAATCGTTAAGAAGCTTAGCACGGAAGACAATCGTCTAAGCTTTCCCAAGAGAAGCGCTTACGGCGTTGGTCTGGGCATTGTTTCGATTGAGGAACTTCAGGCAAATCCAAACTACTTCCCTGTTCAGATTGTTCAGGACGTTGTTGGCAATGCGTCTCAAGCTCAAGCAAACTTGGGCATCGCTCGGCGCGTATTCTACGGCCCAACGCCTGGGTCAACTACGTCTAAGCCACAGTGGCAACTCTACGCAGCAGATCAGAATGGGTTTGTAACTGTTGTTCCTAACAGCGCCTTTACTGCTGATAGCTTGCCAATGGCTAAAGCACTTGGAAAGATGATGCCGCCCGAAAGCCCAACGCTGCCAGTAGAAGACGGAATAATTTCTGCGGAAGCAATTGCCGCAGCCCTTCCGCCGGATATGGCTGAAGAGGTTCAGCAGCAAACGACTGAAGCCGCTACTGTTCAAACGCCAAGCATTGAAGCGCCCGCTCAAGTCCCAGCCTCAATGGCTTTGACAGTGGATCAAGCACTGGTCGATAGCATTTCGTCTGTCCTTGGAAAGAACTCAGAAGCGGCTAAGCTCATGCCAATGATTGCTGAGTCGGCTGGCAAAGACACCGGGGTTGCAAGCGGACAACTTCGCAAGGTCATTCGAGCAATGGGTGAACTTCGCCCAAGCCCTCGTCGCGATGAGATTGTTTCGCAGCTTCTTGAACTTCAAGGCAAACTGAGAGGGCAGAACTAAGATGGAGATAGACACTGGCTTGGGCCAAACTTCAGGCGCTATTCCGTTTCGCCCTGTTACTGGACAGCCGGGACTAGAGCCTCCGCCATCTACGACTCAAGTGGTTTACGCCTCCATCTCCAGATGGAAAGACCCACTTGTTGCCTTGTTTAAAACTGATGTATCGGCTCCTCGCGAGGAGTTTGATCGAAGTGTTCCTGAGCGATACAAGTCTATTGCACTGGACCTCTACATGGCTCCACGGCAACAAGACTTTGAATACATGAAGACACTGTTCGACAAGGATCAGCTTGATCGGGCAACCTTCAAGAATGCAACCTTTGGTCAGACGGTTGTCGGCGCTGTTGCCGATCCACTGTCTGCAATCCCGATTGTTCGTTTTTACAAGGGTGCATCTTTGCTGGGCTCTGCGGCTAACGTAGCGTTGACTGCTGGCGCTGTAACTGCTGGAGAAGAGGTTCTTCGATCCTTTGTCATGCCCGGTTACGATCCGATGGAAGGCGCATTTAATGTTGCGGCATCCGTTGCTGTTGGCGGCTTGCTTGGCGGTGGTATCTACACTGGCAAGAAGGCCTACGGCAATTACGTTGACAACGCCCACTATCGCCTTGGCCAACACGCTCAGACCATTCGTGAAATGGAAGACTTTGTTGATCGTCAGGAAATCCTAAAGGCTATGGTCAAAGGCCAACGCCCAATGGGAACTGCTGACGCGGACAAACTTCGAGCCGACAGCATGTTTCTCTCTCAGCAAATGACTGGCAAGCAGCAGGTAATTGATCGCATCAACAACGGCCAACTAAACCTTCCACCATCAGCTATCCAAACCATTGAGGCTGACATCCTCAACATGTCGTCTCAGCGCCAAGCAATCATTGATGAGCTTAACATCCGCAGACTGGATGAAGGGTTGGTTGATGGAATCGAAGACCCGTATGCCATTGCTAGCAGCTTCTTCGATTACGTTGACATCATGCCAACGCCAATGACAAGCATTGCTAAGTTTAAGCTAGATGCAGGCGCTACATCTTCTGCGCGTGAGGCATTAAACGTCTTTAAGAAGACTGCTTTGCTTTTGGCTGGTGATAGCTCAACACTTTATGCTGGGCAAAAACTTGGCATGACAATCGCCCCTAGCGTTGAAATCAACGTAAAGCTTCGTCGCGGTCAGCTTTATAACTTTGAAGAAAAGCTTGCTTCTATCTGGAGGGACGCGACGAGTGCGCCGAAGATTGCCCCAAACCTTGTCCGCAGGGTTACAAAGTCTGGTCCTACTTTTGATGACTGGCTAAACAGCGTAAACATAAAGAGGATCAAGGGTGAGCCAATGCTTCCAAAGGAAATGGAAGCAGCCAAGCTAATGGATGATTACCTTGGAAAAATTGGCGATGAAGCTAAACAGTATGGCGTTATCGGGTCTCAAGACTTTATTAACCAGCGAATCTTGGTTGCTCAGAACCGGGTTGATAATGCAAACATAAAGCTTCGTAAGGAAGTTGATCGGCTTCTTGCTGCACGTCAGAACGATAGTGATGCTGCAAAGTATTGGAGGGGTCAGCTCAAAAAATTCAGTGATGAGTTGGCGGAGCTTAATAACAGCTTAGCATACATTCAGTCTGGCCCCATTCGCCCAATGGGCAAACCTGAGCCGTTCTATACACGTCAATATCTTGTGGATCGAATCTCTAAGGATGAAGCTGGCCCGAAGGAGTTTCGTCGCAAGATTACTGAATACATTAGGCTCAACCCATATGGGACCGAATACGACAACGTAAGCGGTCTCTACAAGCCTCGCGACTTGACTGGGGATATTCCTGCACAGGACAGATATGTTGACTCGGTTATCAAGTCTATCTTGACTGATGATGATCCAATCAACAGTTCTGCAAGCAGCAGAAGCAATCGGTATCCCAGCCGTATGCTCAACATTCCAAACTCGGAAATCATAGACTTCATCGACACAGATTTTCGTGGCGTGATGAGAGCTTACTCGCACAACATTGGAAACAAGATCGAGTTTTCCAAACAATTTGGCAACAAGACCTACAACGATCTTGCTGACGAACTTGTTGGCGATCTTATTGATAATGGCGTTTCCGTTGAAAAGGCCAACATGCTTAGGAAGGACTTAACCATCCTTCACAAGCGCGTCACAGCAACTACGCTCTCAGACCCGACTAGCCTAACCAACAGGACTGTTCAGTTCATCAAGGAGTTTACATCTACAAACTACCTTGGTGGCGCTGGCTTCACTGCAATTGGTGACTTTGGAAAGATTATCTTTGAGCATGGCTTCAAGAATACGTTCAAAGGCATTATGGCTTCTGCTGAAAGCAAAGCTTGGCAAAAACAATTGAGCGCTGTGAAGTCTGAGTTTGCTGAAGCTCTTGAGCTTTCACTTGGGATTAGTCAGCAAAGAGCGATTGAGGATACCGGGGCAAAGGTTGCTTCAAAAACTTGGACAACTATTAAGAATGCTGCCTTTGTTCTTAACGGCCTTGGCCCAGCAACTGTTGCACTAAAAACTTTAGGTGGTTCCCTGTCTGCTCATAACTTTGTGGACATTTCTCGTCGCATTCTTGATGGCACCGCCTCTAAGTTTGACCGTGAATATCTGCTAAGGCATGGAATTTCTATGAAAGCGGCTAAGGAAATTGCAAAGTCAGCGCCTGTTGAGAAAACCTCAAACGGACTTTTTGTTGCAAACATCCAAGACTGGGATACTTTTGGCATCTCTACTGAAACCATTGCCTCTTTTAGAGCCGCTGTTTCAATGTCTATTGGCAACACAATTCTTAGCTCTAGCGCCGCCACTCGCTACACTTACGCTGATGGATCAGTGTTTTTGCCAATCAAGCAGGCGCGAAAAATCTATCCAAGCGCTCAAGAGGCTGAAGATTTTCCCGGCTATGTTCAAATGGAAAGCGGCATCATGACTATGCCGTTTATCTTCTACAACTACTCAATGAATGCTTATAGCAACATCCTTCGAACCGCAGCCCAACAGCAATCAAAACATCGCGTAGCTGGTTTTGCTACAATGTTTGGATTTGGATATATGCTTGCCAAGCTTCGCACTCCAGACTGGGCTTGGGAAGATATGGATGAAGAAGAGAGGCTGTCTGCGGCATTTGAGCGTAGTGGAATTGGCTCAATCTACTCTGACATTGCGCTGAACTCTCTTCGCTTCTCAGTGCAAGCTGGCCTTAACAACCCTGAAAACGACATCTTGCCATTGTCGTTTTATGGCGAGGATGGGTTTGGCTCTGCCGCGACTACTATCCTTGGCGCTGGCTCTAGCACTATCAAAGATGGCTTTGATGCTACAGCCAAACTTGCTGGTGGCGATTACGGGGAAGCACTCAAAGAGTTTTATCTGATGCTGCCATTGACTGGTCTGTTCTGGTTGAAAGAAGACTCAAACGCCTTCATCAACAATGTGACTGGCATCAGATAATCTTTGTGCGTTGATGCAGCCTTCTTTCGCTGTAATTGCTAGGGCAACGAGGTGATCTATGACCATCAATCTTGCCGACAACAATCCGCGTATTGAATACACAGTTGCTCAAGGGGCGACTCAGCAAACCTTTGCTGTGCCATTTGAGTTCTTCAACGACTCTGACCTAAGTGTCTATGTCGATGGGGTGCTAAAGGCGGAAGGCACTGACTACACGCTCACTGGTGGAGACGGCTCTACTGGTAACGTAGTGTTTGTCACCGCAACGCCTCCTGATGTTCAGCAAGTTCTTGGTGCGACTGGCGGCTCTAGCGTTGTTATCTTTCGTCGGACGGCTATTGAGCGCACCAGTGACTTCTCTGCGGGCGCTGACATCAATCGCGCTGCGTTGAACGAACAGCTAGACATCCTCACCGCAATGGTTGCTGACGCAAAGGATCGCATTGATCGCTCTCTGCGGTTTACAGACTACGAAATATCCCCAGATTCTCAACTTCCAAATGCTCAAGCTCGCGCTGGTGGCGTTCTTTACTTTGACGATGAAACTGGTGATGCGACTATCTACAAGGACTTCCCTAACCGAGTGACGGTTAGTGTTGATGCACCTTCTGGCGGCGTTGACGGGGATATCTGGTTTAGAATTCTAACCTAAGAGGAAACGCAAATGGCCGCTCTTTCTAACTATGCTGAAAAGCTACTGCTTGACTGGTTAATGACCACTGGAAGTGCAACTCGCCCAACAGCTTGGTATGTTGCTCTCTACACTGCTGCTCCCTCTGATTCTGGTGGCGGCACTGAGGTATCTGGTAGTGGTTACGCTCGTCAAACTGTTGCTTTTTCTGCGGCAGCTACGCCGGGTGGAACTACTTCAAACACTGGCGCTGTAACCTTTACTGCTGCTGGCGGTAGCTGGGGTTCTATCAGCCACATTGGTTTGCATGACGCCCTAACTGGCGGAAACCTTCTGTGGCATGGGGCCATGACTGCGGCCAAGACTATTGCTGATGGCGATACTCTTGAGTTTGCAATCGGCAACATCGACCTAACCCTTGCGTAAGGTGGCATAGGAATGGACGGCCCTCGGATAACAGAGTCAGGAGATGTCCGTGTAACGGAAGCTTCTGATCGTCGTGTTACTGAGGGCTTCATTGAAGGCTTTGCTTCGTTAAGTGCGGTTGGCTCAGTTGATGCGCTTGCAAACTTTTCTGTCAAAGTCTTTGCAAACTTAACTTCTGATGGCAGCGTTCTTCTTGTTGGAGAGTCTACGCTCTTTGGCAGACTAGACTTAAATGCTTCAAGCTCTGTTGTTTTTGATGGCGACCTTGTTGCCAATGGCCTCTTGGATGTTTCTGCTTCCTCACTGATTTCTTCTTCTGCTGTAAGAATTCAGTATGGGTTTGCAAACTTTTCTTCGAGTGGGTCGTTTGCTAGCGTGGCTGGCTTTAAGTTTATTGGCGACTCTTCGATGTTGTCTTCTGCATTAATGTCTTCCGCTCAAAGCTTTATTGCTGGTGGCAGGTTTGGTGGAATACTTGAGAACTATGTTAGACTTACTGAGGCTGGAGATACTCGCGTAACCGAAGAAGATGATGTTCGGATTACTGGCCTTATATCTCAGAATGACTTTGTTGCCTCTCTGGTTGCTAGTGCAGAAAGACGTGAGTTTACCCAAGAAACATATGCAAAATATGATGGCGATTGGTTAGAAGCTAATCCATATGTTAAGTATGGTGGCGCCTGGAGCAATCCCGATAAAATTTACAGGAACATCAACGGAAACTGGAAGAGGATTGCCTGATGGCAAACGTAAAAATATCCGATCTGACAGCAGCCGCTGCCGCAAGCTCAACCCAACAGTTTGAGGTAAACGATAGTGGCACATCCAAGAGCGTTACTGGCGCTCAGATTGCTGCGTTTGTAGAAACTGAAGTTTCTTCTAGCCCATCCTTTACTGGCGATGTTACCATCGAAGACAAGATTGTGCATTCGGGTGATACAAACACCTCTGTTCGTTTTCCTGCTGCTGATACGGTGACTGTAGAAACGAGTGGGCTTGAGCGGTTGCGGGTGGATAGCTCAGGTAATGTGGGCGTGGGAACTGCGACTCCTGCTGTCCGTCTTGAGGCGTCGGGCGGCATTGCTGACGTTATTGCTGGCACCGCACAAGTAATCGCCCGGTCTGGTGACAATACCAACTTCAACCAAATCAGAGTGCGGGCAACAGCTACGGAAAGCCGCCTTGAAAGCCTTGCCGCTGGCACAGGAACGTCCAGCCCTCTAGTCATTCATACTGGCGGCGCAGAACGCATGAGGATCGACCCCTCGGGCAACGTGCTTGTGGGGACGAGTACTAGCCCGTCATCGTCGCTGGCCAAGCAAGTCCTTGCAGGGAATGGCGTATATTCTCAGTGGACAAGAACATCCACAACGCTTGGCGGCGGCTATATTGGCACTGATGGGAACGGCCTTGTTTTTGGCACCCAAACGGGAACTGTCGGCTCTGAAGTTGACGGCGGTGAACGCTTCCGTATCGCCTCCGCAGGCCAAATCGGCATCGGCGGGGCAAACTACGGCACGTCAGGCCAAGTGCTGACCTCTGGAGGCTCTGCTGCTGCTCCGACTTGGGAGGGCGTTGGTAGTCTCACGGCTGATCTATCGGCCAGAGCCGTGGGGACTTACATTGTTGGCTTTAATACCACCACAACGGCAGTTGCGTCTGGTGGAACTCTTGCTGGGTCAAGCATCAGGTATGTAACAACAAACTCTGCAATTGAGCCGGTGTTTGACAATATAATTAGCAGTAGCACATCGTTCCCGACTGCTGATACAACCGCCTTAACTGGGACTTGGAGAGCAATGACTATCGGGGGTGGCCGGGCGCCGACCGGCAGTAATTACTCATGGAACCCATCCCTTTGGCTAAGGATTTCCTGACATGAACTACCGCAACGCACAGCGCCTCGCAAACGGGATGATCGACTGCGAGATCGAACACGGAACCTTCGGGTGGATACCGTTTACCTGCGACCCCAACGACACCGGGGCGCAATTTGACACGGCTGCACTCCACGCAGCTATGGACGCAGACCCTGCCACCGCAGCCTATGTTCCGCCGACACAGGAAGAACTTGATGCTGCCGCAGCCGCATCCGTGCGGACGCAGCGGGATAACCTTTTGGCAACGCAAGTTGACCCGATTGTCAGCAACCCGCTTCGCTGGGCCGATCTAAGCGCCGAAAAGCAAGCCGAGTGGGCAACCTACCGCCGCGCCCTGCTCGACATCACGGCGCAAGCAGGCTTCCCTCATTCGGTGACTTGGCCGACCAAGCCGGAGTAAACCATGGAAACGATGGAAGTTGTTGAGACGGTTATGCAGTGGATCGTAGCCCCAATTGCGGGCTTTGTTTTCTGGATGTATCGCACACAGCAAGACCACGCTACCAAGCTGGCTGTGCTTGCGGCAGTGCATGAGGCAAACAAAGAAGCCCATGACCGCGAGTTCAAAGAGATGAGGGAAAACTTCAAGCGCGTCTTTGAAAAGCTGGACGGCATTGAAGCCGCTTTGAGAAAGTGAGCGTGCCGCTGATCTGGGTGGGCTATACTCACCTTTGGATCGACGGGCGTATGA